CAACAACAATTTTAACAAATGAACAACTTAAAACTTTAGCTTTAAGTAAGAGTAATAATGAAATAGATGTTGTAATACCTGAATTAGATAAACCAATATGGGTCAATGGGTGGACAAGGTTTCCAACAAAAGGCAACTAATAATAGGGAGATTTATTCTCCCTTTTTTTATATTTTATATTTATACGAAAACAAATAGATGAGGATATTTTTAGTATTGTTATTGTCTTTCGTATGTTCGTTTTCGATTGCACAATTAAGAGATTCGGTAAGAGTAACAAATAGAGTTTTCGATGTAGTCTATTCAGAAAAATTAGAACAACCAAAGTGGTTAGTTTACTATTCGATTAATAGACCAACAAATGTTAGTAGAAGTGGTTTAGACTTTTATACAGAGGCCGGAATAAAAACATCAGATGGAGTAGATTACTACGCAAATGTTTGGGATAAAGGACATTTAGCACCAGCAGCAACCTTTGCAGATTCAATACATTTGATGAAGCAAACTTTCTCATACCTAAACTGCATATTACAACATCAAGATTTAAATAGGGGTGAGTGGAGATTGTTGGAAGAACAGGAAAGGGTTTGGGATAACGTAGAACCTTTGAAAATTAAAGTAGAAATTTTCTTCGATGGTACATCAAAAGTATTACCAACGGGAGCAACAATACCGGCTTATTTTATAAAACATATTTATTTTCAGAAATCAAATAAGTGGAAGTGCTTTAGGTTTAAAAATATAAAACCAACAGTTAGTTGGAAAAATTCAGAAATCATTTGTATATCACATTAAATTATTAAAATGTTTGTTCCAAATCATCTTCATCTGTTAGTAAAAGGTTATTTAAAATCTCCACCAAGAAACGAAAAAATATTAAATACATTTTTTAAACAATTGGTTAATAGAGTTAGGATGAAGGTTGTTGCAGGACCTACATCCGTATACGTAAATGAACCAGGCAATGAGGGGATAACGGGAACCGTAACATTAGCAACATCACATGCATCAATCCACGTATGGGATGCAGAGAAGCCTGCAATGTTCCAATTCGATTTGTATAGTTGTTCCGAATTTACGGCAAAGGAGGTTTTGAATGAAATAGATTTGTGGTTTGGTTTAGAATCTGCACATTGGGTTATGTTTGATAGAAATGGTTCTCGTTTCGTAAAAATAGATGGTGGGGATATAACTAAAAAGAATGAGAAAGGTTAAACCAATAGATTCGAAAAAAGAATTAGACCTTATACACAAAGTAGGGAATGAATTATTACAATCCGGATACAACGCTTCCAATTCAATAATAATAATCGTATCTACCGATTATAGTTCTATCATCGGCCAAATATTAAGACACCAATTAAGTTTTGACGGAGAAGTGGTTAATGGATTTGGTATAGATGTGCCGTATCCAGATGAAGAATGGGATGATGTATATCGAAGTAAATTATCAGCTGATCTTCAGAATAACTCAAAAGATGTGTATCAGAAAAATATAATATTGGTGGAAGCCGGTGTGATTCGTGGTAATAACTACAAATATGTTGTAAATTATATGAATAAATGGTTGGGTATAAACAACAATATAGTAACAGTTGCTTTATTCGAAAATATAAGTTCAGAGTGGCAAAGTGATTTTGTTGGAGAATATTATGATGATACTTTTGAAGATTTAACTTTTTGGTGGGAACGAGAAAATAAACATTGGAAATGATTTGGCCAATACAAATTTTTTTTTTATATTGAAGAAATGACAATAAAAAATTGGAACAAGTTAATTGGTGAAAAAGTAAACATATTGGGTAGCGATTTTATCATAAATAATCTAAAAGATGATGAACTGAAATACGAAGCATCTTTTTTTGACTTATATACATCCGAAAAAATATTTGATGTAATTTTACACAAAAAGAAAGAGTGGTTTGATTTAAGATGTGAATTCCATTTAGATACCATTCCTTTAATAAATAATCAAAATATAAGAGCCGTTTTAAGAAAAAAGGATGTGATGACTATACATTCTTTTATTAATACCATTTGTAGAATTTTACAAAAGAATACTATAATTACCACATATTTCAGCTTGATAGGTGAATCTCAAAAATATAACAAAAATAAAAATAAATTAAAAATTGTAAATGGTAGTGGGACATACGGTCCCCACACCAAAGGTTTGATTTTGAAAAATTAAAATTGTAAAAATGAAAATCAAAGATGTCGATCGTTTTTTAAGAGAAGAAACGTATGATTCAAAAGTTGGGAAGCAAAAACCCAAAAAGATGAAAGGTGAAGAGTTTCATAAAAATGCAAAAAAACCAATTGATAAAAAAAAGTGGAAAGATAAGCAGTATTTAAATAATTTTTAGTATATTTAATATAGTTCTTTGAATTAAAATATGGGGATGTTTGGTATTGATTGCCATGCGAATGGTAGTACCACACGTAGAGATATGTACTATACCTCTTTAAACTATGTACAGAAGAATAAATGACGAAATGTCAACTATGACCTTCGATGACCTTATGGCATTTGTAGGTGCTGATTACGCAGTAGCTGCCTAATCTCTCCCGTACACATCATGGGACTTTAAATAGAATGTGAAAACAGAGTACGGCTCGCTGACTCTTTAAATAAGAGTGGGGATAATGATGGCGATGAATTATCAAAACTCGCCTAATTTGTAAGTTTTGATAAAATTTACTAAACGTGTGAAACGCTGGTATTATGATTACTTGGTAAGACACGGGTTCGACTCCCGTCATCTCCACATATATAACTCATTGATAATCAACGAGTTATAAATAAATTTGGCCGTTTGGAAAATATTTCGTATATTTGGTTATGCCAAACAAAAATATCAACACCTATATCGATTTTTATGAAGAAAAACTCAATGAAGCAACACATTGGGCTAAGAAAGGTAAAATGGGCATGGTTAGGTCTACAATGAAAGATTCGGTAGAATTGTTACTTGATCTTATATGGAAAACCGAAAAGGGTGGTGAATCGAAGAAAAACGATTTTGTTGAATCCATATCCAAAAACGGATATATATTAAAGTTTCAGGTAGATAGACACCTATACAATAATGGGTTGAAGGGTTTGTGTGAATGTAAGGCCTATTTGGATAGATGCTTTATGGAAAGAGCGAGTTCTGATTTCGGTAGAATTAAAAACGGAATCAAACAAAAACCAAAAACATTTATTCTTGCATTAGAAGATGGTGTTGGTGAAAATGCCTTTAACTATTATATGGATGAAGGTAACATTGATAATGTGTTTTATCTTTGTGATGGAAAGCGGAATCCTAAAAAACCAATTTGGAAACCAAAATTTAGAAAGTGTATAAATGAATCAAAACTTGTAGAGTTTGTTTCTTTTATCTCTAAAATAAAATAGTTCTTTATATATTATTATATCGCGTGGTAGTAGCAGCGGTAGCTCGTCAGGCTCATAACCTGAAGGTCGTGAGTTCGATTCTCACCCACGCAACAAAAAAGATTTGGTAGTTTGAAAAAATTATCATATATTTACAAAGTTGTTCAGAAGTAGGAAGGCAGAATAGTCTAAACACATTATAGAAGGATAGCTGAAAATGTTCAACAAAAAAAGATTTGGTAGTTTGAAAAAATTATCCTATCTTACATTTAAGATGATTGGTTGAAGCCAACAATAATAAAACCGATTGTGTGACCCCATAAGGGATAAAGCCGGACACCGAACATCTTAAAAAGTTTTTTGAAAATAAATTTGGTAATGTAAAAAATGTTTCGTATATTACATAAGTAAATGAGAAACAATAGGCGATGAAAGATACTCGTTATCAAATTTACAAAAAAAAAAGTTTTAAAAATATTTGGCGATTTAAAAAAAGTTTCCTATATTTATAAAACATTGGGGTTGTAAAGATTCCCCAATTAGTTCTTTAAAATATTGAAAATATTACACATAGTAGACTTGTTCTACATAGTGTATGACCGCCGCCTATGGTGGTTAAATAAACTACGAAAGTAGGATAAAGTGGGTATATTGGTTTAATATATCTGCGGCATCGGAAACGGTGCTTGAGTAGGCAAGTGGGGTATCATTTGAGCTTTGTACGAAAGGGTAACACTATATCGGAAGAGTTTGAGTGACTGGGGATATGTAGAATCTTCGGTTGAGTTCGGAAGAACAATAAGAATAA